GCTGGTCTTACATCAAATCTATTACTCGCACTTCTTTGCTCATCCCTATCTGGTTCTAAGCACTTCAATATATCCATCTCTCTAATCAGCCTTAAACAGAATTGTGCAAAGTCATCTGCTCGCATCTTGCTTGCAGATACAACCATGATCTTCTTTTGTGGATCATTTCTTAATAGCCACAGCACGTAAGCTGCTGCCATCCAACTCTTTCCTACTCCCCTAAAAGCCTCAATAATTCTTCTCTTTGGCCCATCTTGCATGTATTCAGCTATATCTAACTGAACAGGTGTGGGATTAGGAAGTTGAAGGTGCTTCCATACGACAACTAAAAAATATCTAAAGTCATCCCTGAACTGATCAGGTAGCTGCACCCACTTTTCTTTCACCTACTCAAGCCCTCTTCTTCTTAAATGCTACGACATTCTCTATATCAGGTAACTGTTTCGCTAGATCTCCAAACGCTGTACCCTCTACTGGCTGGGCACTGATCTGATTATCCTTCAAAAACTGTCTAGCTACATTCACATCTGCTACCGTCATCTCCCCAGACACTAACTTATCCATAAACCACTCAGCTAACCCTGCATGTAAATCCCCTAATACCTCTGTCGTACTCTTCTTAGCCATAACATTTCAGCAGTTTCCCTAATCATACACAAGTTTTGGCGGGGGTCTCACCCACCACAGGAAGACCCCCTTGTTAGCTCACTGGCAGAACAAGCTAACCCCCTAAATTCTACCCTTGAAACCCCTTGCTATCACTAACTGTCCATATATGAATAGAATATCTTCCTTATCACCCCTATAAGATCCCCCCAGATTCCCCCTATTAGATTCCTATAAGTCCCCCTACAAGATCCCACTAGATCCCCCCCCTATAAGATATCTGTTAGATCCCCACAGACCACTTTTTTACCCAGAAAATGTGAGGGGTTAACGTGTAGTAGGGAGTGAGTCGAATACCCCCCATTGGTGTCCAAATTCTGTCCAAATAAGGGGGCAGGGGGTCTAATCCATTGGTACGACTAGGCTGCATAACTGTGTTTGAAGCAGTTACGCAAGGCTACCAGGTCGTTTTATCAGTAGTTTTTTTTAGATCTGTTCAGGTCTTTTAGTTTGTTACCGCATAGAACCAAGTACCTAGCACCAATCAATAGCTATTGAAAAAACAATGGATTGTGATATAGTGCTGAGTGAACCCACCACAACTGAATATGGGATTACCTGAGAGGACACGCTCTTTCCTTCAGTCACACTTTGGCTTCGTGCTAGAGGACGTAGTGACCGACCTGAACGGCAAGGAGGACATCGGAGCCTTACTACCTTCTAGAGAAGGATTAACTAGGATGGACTCTGAAGAGTTAGAGCGTTACATGTCATTTATGACAGGAGAGAAGGGTTAGGCCCAGGGGCAGGTTCAACTCCTGCCTTCTCTATTCCCTCAATCAAGAGGGACAACCCACCACAAAGAGGAATCATCATGGGAGAGTATGCACGCTTAAAGAGCACAGGTGAAGACATCAAGATTGGAACCTGTGAAAGTTGCTACTACTTACGCTTTGAAGATCGTTTCAAGGTTGACTATGAAGAAGGTTTCAAAAACATGTGGTTTCGTTTGCCGTTTCCTGATGAAGATCATCTACAAGTTGGCAGCTATGACGATTACGACAGAGCCGCACCACTACATGATTATGTAGACCCAGAAGATGAAAGCATCAGAGAACCATACGAATACAAAGGAACAGAAGAACACCCTGGATTAATCCAATTAAGGCATGACACAGGATTGTTAATTAATGTTCCTTGCTACCACGGTTTGAAACTTCCTGAAATGGGAGAGGGTAAAGCATTTTTCAACGGTAAAGATCCACACATGTTTGAACTTTGCATGGTCAAATATCAAGCAAAGGATGAAGAGTTTGGAGAGCTTGTGCCGTTAGTTAGATGCAAGGCATGTAAAAAAACTTTTAGAGATTCTTGGAGCCATGTTCTAAATCATTTGCCTGAATGGAACAAAGAACAAAAAGAATTTAAAAGAAGAATGTTTGCTTATGCCTCTTACAATCTCCTATTAGCTAATCCGTAAAAGCGGTAGACCAGGTGCAAACCCTGGTCTAGCTATTCCCTCTTAATTGAGGGATCAAATCCCACCATTTAATTTATTTATTGTGGCTAGAACTACTATTGCTTCACTAACTCAGGACAATGAAACACTTGTCGCTCAGTTAGAGGAACTAAAACCAGTTAAAGAACAATTAAATAGTCTTTGGATTGTTTGCGGAATTATTTTTTGCTTAGGAGTTTTGTTCTAATGAAACCAACTAAGAAAGAAATTAAATTCATGGAAGCTTTATTGCTTGCCATCACCGCACCTAATGACAAGCTCAAAGATGAGTGCGTACAAATAGCATCATCTATTGGCTCATCTCTTACTGAAAAGCAAAGAGACTTAGCCATGAAAGGTGTTGAGTGTCGCCTTGAATATGCTCGGAGGTATGGCTCTTGACTTCTAACAACACAGACCACTGGCTTGAACCTATCAATCGACCAGGCATTAAAAACCTGGATGATTGGGAGGTAATCAAGCAAGACCTCAGACAGGAAGAGATCAATCATCCTGAGACTGTGTATCAGCGTGCCTTTGTCCCTGGTTGGGATGATTAGGCAGGCTATCGGGACAGCGTTAGGTCTAAGTATCTACGCTGTCCTTTTTTTATTGCTAGCTAACTCACCTGCAGTACAAGAACCATCACGAGGTAATGAATGGGGCCAACTGAATCAACTAAAAAGATCACCTGTAAAGATGGTGAGTGCACAGTGACGGAATACTTTGAGCCAATGCACAAGTATTCACGCACTGGCTTTGATGGTAAGTACATCAAATGTGCTCATTGCCTGGCAACTCATAAGGTTTACCACCTGAGAGACAAGGTAATTACATGCCCAACATGCAAGACATCTAGTGATAAGTATCAGTGGATGATTGAGCGTGAAGTTATTTATTCCAGCTATTAACCATGAACCAAGAACACTATTTGGAAGAGAACCCAAATCACACAGATAAAGAACATGGACGATTTCTCGATGACCACATCGAGACTATGGGTTACACCTGGGAACAAGTGTCACCTGAAGGTAAGCGAATAGCTAAGAAACTAGCTAGTGATCTTGGATGTACTGAGATAGAAGCTTATCAATCACTTGTCCATCACATGATTGACCCACACTGTTACGAAAATCCCTAACCAACGAGGGATAACAGTGCGGAGTATCAAATTGATCAGGCGTGTCAACCCTCGACTACAAAACAGTTCCTTAACCGAATCTAACAATGGCATCTAAAGACAATCAAATCAGCATCAGACTTGATGATGGTATCGACAAATTAGTTGAGCTATTACAAGACGATGCAATTAAAGGACAACTAGAGATCAGAGAACGAGTTGGTGCTGAATTTTATGACCAAAGTCATGGAGGTTCACCAACACCACCAACAAGACCTGAACTTTGTAAGCGTATCCTTCAAGAAGCTATTAGAAATAAGGCTGCTTTATTAAAGCCTTCTTCTCCAGGTCGTTCATTAAGCGTGGTAGATGGCTAACAAACTAGATAACTGCAAGGTTCAAACTACTGTCGGCTCTACTTACTCTGCAATGATTAAAAAACTTGCAGAGTTAAAGGGTATTACTGACTCAGCTATGTATCGACAAGCAATAGAAGTCTATTGCGAGGATAGATATGCAGAGCAGGTAGCTTTATTACAGAGTCAACGTGATGGATCTTGAGCCTGAGTTAAAGCATGAAGAAGGGATGCGTGTAAGTGGGCAAAACTTTTCTCGCTTCAGGCAGAACTATCTTAAAAAAACTAAGGCTGAGTCTCTCTCCAATGCGGGAGAGACTCTTTCTTGTGTCGGATTTAATAGCATTATTGATGACGTTGAACACATAAAAAAAGAGGTCGAGAGTGGTAAGGCAGGTACTACCTACGCACTACTCAGACCTTTGTTATCCCTGTCATCTAAAACAATAGCAGCAGTAGCAATAAGAACAATCGTTGATCAACTAACTTGTTCACCATCGCTTCACCAGGTCAGCATGTCAATTGCTGATCGCTTATGGTTAGAGGCAATGCTTAACAAGTTAAATAGCAAGGAACTTAAAAGGTTTAATCAGGTCAGCAGGCAGAGACAACGACATAAAATTGAAAACTTAAAAAGAATTAAGGGTGCAGAGATATGGATAAACAAAGAGAAGATAGCTTGCGGTAATTTATTAGTTGAAGTTGCAGCTAAAAGAACAGGGTTCTTAAAAATTGTTAGATGTGATGAGCCTAATAAGAAGAGAAGAATAGTTGAGCCAACCGAGGAGTGCTTGAAGTGGATAGCTGATGTTAATCATAGGCAAGAACTATCAACGCCTCATTACCTGCCTACTATTATCACGCCTAATAAATTCGACAAGAATCTAATAGCTGGTTACTACAAATATCCTTACCCTCTATTCAAAACTAATAATGAATTGATAGCTAAGAATAGTAAGGGTGATGAATCATATATACAAGCAGCAAACATACAAGGTGCAGTGGCATGGAGGATTAAGACTTGGATGCTCGACCAGGTGGAGCATGCTTATGGATTAGGTCTAACTGTCGGTTGTCTATGGCCTATGAGTGGGTGGCCTACACCTCCATATCCTAAACATTTAGATGAGGATCACCCCGACATAATCAAATGGAAGAAGGCAGCAAGAAGTATTCATATAAGAAACGAGAAGACTAGAAGTACAAGGCTTGCTAATGCCATCCTTATTAATTCAGCCCGTAAGTTTAGAGATACGGATGAGATATTCTTTCCTATTTCTATGGACTTTAGAGGTCGGCTCTATTACAAGCCACCTTATCTAAACCCACAAGGTAATGATGTAGCCAGGTCACTGCTTGAGTTCAGTTACTTCACCTATATACAGACAGAAGAACAGGCAGATTGGTTGCGAATACATGGAGCTAATATGTATGGCCTGAAGAGTGATAACAGAACTAGGTGTGACTGGGTACTGGAGCATGAGCAGTTAATCATGCAAGCAGGTAATGATCCTTGGATTAACTCTCAGTTCTGGATGAGGGCTGATAAGCCTTGGTCATTCTTATCTTTCTGTCGCAGTTATTACGAGTGGAAACAAGAGGGGCCGACATATAAATGTCGTCAAGTTATATGTCAAGACTGCACCTGCTCTGGAATACAGCACTACTCCGCAATACTTAGATCAACAGATATGGGTGAGCTAGTGAATCTGGTGAACTCAGATAAACCACAAGATATATATTCAAGCGTGATGAACGAGGTCAATCAAAGACTTAGGAAAGATAACAACGAACACAGTAAGAAATGGTTAGCACTGCAACCAGACCGTACGCTCGCCAAGAATGGAGTGATGACATTACCTTATTCAGTTACTTACTTAGGGTTCTATAAATTTGCATACGAGTGGGCTATCAAGAGAGCGAAGCAGCTATATGGCAATACGAATTGGTTGACTAAGGATGGATCAATGAAGACAACGCATTACATGGCAAAGATATTGCATCAAGAAGCAAGTGCGATGATACAACCAGCAGTACATGCAATGCGTTGGTTTAAAGCAGTCGGTGTTAAAGCTGGTAAGAATAATATCCCACTTGAATGGGTTAATCCTGCTGGCTTGTTGATACGTCAACAATACAATAGTACAAAAGATACCAGGGTTAGACTTAAGTATTTGTCGGACATACACTTAGACATTAGGGTACAAGAAGACTGTCCCACACTGAATACTTCTAAGATGGGCAAAGGTTTGAGTGCAAATATATTACATAGTTTCGATTCAGCCCACATGTGTGCTACAACTATTAAAGCAGCGTCCAAAAATGTTATAAACATTGGAGGAATACACGACTGTTTCTTAACTACACCTAGTGAAATGAGTACATTGAAAGATGCAGCAAGAGAATCTTTTGCTGACATTTATCAGCACGACTGGCTAACTAGGATTAAAGACAAGTTGAAATCACAACTCGACTTGGAATTACAAGAGGATCTACCTGCTGAACCACAGCTAGGAACATTAGATCTAAACCAAACCCGAAATTCTACTTATTTCCTGACATGAATTTTAAAGAAATCTTGCCAGCCATCCAAGTGATGACACCTGAACAGACTTTGCTTTCGTACTGTTACTTCGTTGAAGCTGATGACAAGTTTGAACCTGAAACCCCTGCTGCATGGAAAGCAAACCTCTATGTACCAGCAGAAAATTCAGAGAAAATAGAAACTGTACTTGATGCTTATTGGCAAGAGACAAAAGCCAAGCTTAAAGAATTAAACCCTAATAAAAGAGCTAATGATTATAAGTTCAACCCACTACCTTGGAGATGGGTTGACTCTGATGATGGATCAAAGCAAGCAAACGACATCAAATCATTAGGCTTAGACAAAGCTTTCTTTCTCAAGGTCAAGCGTCCTGCATGGAAGACTGACAAGCAAGGAAATAAAAGACCTAACACACCACCAGTAATGTTTGATACATCTTGCCAAAGAAACAGTAGCAACAAGTTAATTCCTTTGAACGATGCAGATAAACAGAAGTACATCAAGATTGGCCCAGGTTCTACAGCACAAGTAGGAATATGGGCTAGGCCATACAGCAATGTAAGTACTGGCGTGTCGTTAACTATTGCAGCCGTTAACATTAAGAACTTTATTCCTTTTCAGAACGAGGTTGACTGGGGATTCACTGTCGATGCACCACAGCAGGGGTCAAGAACTCCAACAGCAAGTGACTTTGACTTCTAATAAATACAGAAGCAAGTTCGAAGCTTCAATCGCTGCTAACTTACATGCAAAAAATGTTGCGTTCACCTACGAATCCTTACGACTGGAGTACACGCTCGAAGGGACGTATGTACCCGATTTCATTTTACCTTCGGGCATTATGGTCGAGGCGAAAGGCCACCTACGTGCCGAAGATAGACGCAAACTACGTGCAGTTAAGACGCAACATCCCCATTTAGATATACGCCTCTGTTTTCAGAACGCTAACGAAAAGATTAGCAAGAAGAAAAATAGTATGCGGTACTTTGAATGGTGTGACCGCAATGGTTTCAAGTGGTGTCACAAACAAATCCCACCCGACTGGTACAACTAATGAACAGAAGACAAGCCTTTCTTGCCGCTATAGGTGTGACCGAGAGAGAAAAAGAACTTATCTGGGAACATATAAGTAACAGATACTCTTGGCACGAAATAGTAAATGCAACTGAAAGGAAACAAGATCAAATGATTTCTAATGCTTGGCAATGGATAAAGAAATCAGATGGATAAAGGGCAGACTCTACCGAGAGGAATGTCCTGGTAACTGGGAACCTTACGACCCTGATGCACCTCCTGATACAGAGAGAGTGCAGAACATTAAGAAACGCAGGGCTGAACTTCAGACCATGCTTGACCACATAAGAAAAGCTACCAATGAAGCTACCTAAAAGACGACCCTTAAGGCATGGGTATAAGAAAGGTTGGGGTACACCTAACACAAAATCAAAACCTAAAAAGAAAATCAACAGAGCAGAACCAAAAGGATTTAACTAGCTATGACTTACAGAACAACAGGGAGTGACCTTACTTATAAATATAGGGTTCGTGTCCTCACTCCTAGAAATGAGAAGTTCGATGAGTACATCATCGCAGCTACTAAAGAGAGAGCCAAGCAAGCACTACTAGATAAGTATGGCAAAGATCATAAGGCTCTCGTCTTAGATCAGGAGCCAGGCAATGTCTACAAGTAAGGAAGTAAGCAGAGGGCCATGTCCACAGCCTGATTGCGATACCGATCATGGCAACGTCACCTTCTCGGATGGACACACACATTGCTATGCGTGTAACACAACCGTTCAACCTAAAAGCACAGTAAGAAAGGAATCAATGCCAGTAGTTAGATCAACAAGCAAGCTGCTTAAAAACTTGCAGCCATTTAAGAAAGAGTGGCGTGGTATCACTGTCGAAACTCTTAACTTCTTTGGTTACTGCCAAGCTTTCTATCGTGAACAGCAGGTACACGTTGCTACTTATAACGATCAGCAAGGGCTGCCAACTGCACAGCACCTACGATTCAGGGATAAAAAGTTTACTTGGATAGCTAACGATGGCATAAGCGAATTGCAAATGTGGGGTCAAAGCAAATGGCGACAAAATCATGGAAGAGATTCCAATGTCTTCTGTGTTTTAAATGAGGGCGAGGTCGATGCCTTATCTACCTCACAGGTTCAATCCAATAAATTTCCTGTCGTATCAATACCTTCAGGCACACAGTCAGTTAAGAAAGCTATCGCTGCAAATCTTAAATGGCTAAAGCAATTTGCATGGATAGTGATCTGCTTTGACAACGATGAACCTGGTCGAAAGGCTAGTCAAGTTGCACTTGAGTTGTTACCTGCTGGTAAGGCTGCTATCTGTCGCATACCTGACCCATATAAAGATGCCAACGACATGCTTGTTGCTGGTAAAGGGCAGGAGTTAAAGGATTTACTATGGAAATCACAGCCAGTACGACCTGATTGCATCCGAGAAGGCTCAACTTTATGGGAGGAATTAATTAAGCCAGGATCTAAAGCTGTCTGTCATTATCCGTGGGTAAAACTAAACGATTACACCCACGGTTTTCGTAAGGGAGAGATGATAACTCTCTGTGCTGGCAGTGGAACTGGGAAGAGTACCGTATGCAAAGAACTTGCTTATCACTTCCTTACTCAGAAGCTGAGAGTAGGGTACATCGCACTAGAAGAATCACTTCAACGTACCCTTCAAGGTGTAATGGGTATTGCACTTAACACTCCTTTGCATTTAGATGAGACTGTCGAGATCCCCATCTTGAAGTCGGCCTTTGATTCTCTCTTAGGATCAGGCCGTCTTTTCTTGTACGATCATTTTGGCAGTATGGACGGAGATAGATTAATTGAACAGATTACTTACTTAGCTACAGCAGAAGAAGTTGATGTAGTAATACTTGACCATCTTACCCTTGTTATTTCTGGTATCGAACTTGATGAAAGGAAAGCGTTGGATGTGATATGCACCAAGTTAAGGCAATGTGTTGAGGCGACAGGTGTTGGACTTATACTTGTATCTCATTTGCGTAGGCCACAAGGTAAGGCACATGAAGAGGGCCAAACTGTCAGCCCCAGTGATTTGAGGGGAAGCTCAGGAATTTTACAGCTATCTGATTTATGTATCTCCTGCTCTAGGAACCAACAGTCAACCGATGCAGGTGAACGATCACAGTTGCAACTAGCAGTATTGAAGAACAGGTATTCAGGCAAGACTGGCCCTGTCGATACCTTGTTATATGACGAGAAGACTGGTCGCCTAGTACAACAAACAAACTTCTTCCAATGAAAGTTCTTGTTGCTTGTGAATACTCAGGAAGAGTGCGTGATGCTTTCATTGCTCAAGGGCATGACGCAATCTCTTGTGATCTCTTACCTACTGATGCTGTTGGCCCGCACTATCAAGGGAACGTAGAAGATATATTGTCTGATGGCTACGACTTGATGGTTGCACATCCTCCTTGTACACACCTAGCTGTATCAGGTAGCAAACATTTCTGGCGTAAAGAGAAAGAACAGAAGGAGGCTCTTGATTTTGTACGACTGTTAATGGATGCACCTATAGATAGATGGTGTATAGAAAATCCAGTAAGTGTTATTAGTTCTGCTATTAGACAACCCGATTGCATTATCCAGCCTTGGGAGCATGGGCATGGTGAATGTAAAACAACTTGCTTATGGTTAAAGAATCTACCTAAGTTAAAACCTTCCAACATTGTCGAAGGAAGAGAACAGAAAGTACACATGCTTCCTCCTGGCCCTAACAGATGGAAGATAAGAAGTACAACTTATGAAGGAGTTGCTCTAGCAATGGGGCAGCAATGGGGTGCAAGTGTACTGCCTCCAATTACCCACCAACTACAACTGATTTAATGACTCTACTAATAGATGCTGACATGCTTGTTTACTCTGCCTGCTGTGCAGCAGAGAAAGACTACAAGTTCAACGAGTACCAGCATGTACTTGTATCAGATGAATGTGATGCCTTGGACTATGTAGCTATGAAGCTAGAAGAATACCAGTCCATCACTGGTGATAGAGGCAAGATCATCATGTGCTTCTCTGACTATCCCACCTTTAGACATGAGATCTATAACGAGTACAAAGCTAATCGAATAGGCAAG